CCTTCATCAATCCAGCGTTGCGGAACAACCAAACCTGCCTCACCGAGTTGCATATTGTTTTTCGCATAATGCCCCAAAGCATTATCCATAATCTCACGAGCAAAAACATCTATTTCCTCAGACGCTTCATCCAAAGATTGACCCAACAAACGAATCACATCATCAACATCAATTAACGCATTTAAGATAGCGTCCTCAGTCATTTCGTATCCTGCGCTAACACCATGATTATGAACTGTGCGAACCAACTCTGCAACCTCAGGCATAGTTTGGTCCAACACAGCGAACGGTCCCAAAGAACCCGTATCGTTTAAAGTTCGTGCAGCCTGACGCATCTGATTTGCTTGCTCCAAAATGCCACGCTTTTCCAAACCATCAGCAATACCTTCAATTATGCCGTCATATCTGAAAAAGCCGCTAAACGCAGGACCTTCACGCAAATCAATCACATTTGCGGGACCAGTCTCTGTGCGTATCGTACTAGGTGCGTGCATAGCAACGCTGGAGGTGGATGAATCAAACGCATCGTCCACAGGTTTTGTACGGAAAATTTTGAAGTCACCAGCCTCGGCAGGTAACGGAATCAAATCTTCTGCAGAACCATAAATAAATCCGTCCGAAGCATAAGTTGCTTCGGCACGAACATCAGCCAAAATACTGAAAGAACGCTCAACCGTTTCCAAATCATAAAAATCTGATTCAAGATTAGCACGGACAGCATCATACTCTGCACCTTCAGGAGTGGCATCAATTGTTTCACGCAACTTTTTCATCTGCGCATTAATAGACCTGATTTCTCGTGCAGCAGGAACACCACGACCATTTAAAATCTTTTCTGCCAACCACTCAGGCGACTTCAAATCAATCAACTTCGGATTATGATTTGGATACATTTTAGTATAAATAGCACGCAACTCTTGAACAGCCGCATAACGGTCAGGGTTATCTAAGGCTGCACGCAAGTTTGCTACTTCGTCCAACATAACTGAATGTACGGTTGCAAACTCGCCACGAACCGTAGCGGTCATTGTCCCCGCCACACGATTTGCTTCAGTTAATTTAAAAGTTAACTCATCTATTTTGCGATACAAAGAACCAATTTCTGCGGTTGTTAACGCTTTCCGTTTATACTCGCCGCTTAAAAAACGGCGGGCAGAATCAGTAGTTGACTTAACATAATCTTTTGTCAACTGTTTATTCACAGAAATACGCCCACGCAACTTAGACTGAATACCAGTAACCAAACTTAATGCTTCTTCCATTTTCACAACCAAACCAGAATCAGGAATCATCGTTGGCAACAACGGCTTAATGAAATCCTCACCATAATCCATAGCCCGCCTAGCAAACGCTTGGCGGCTTTTAGCCTTAGCCATAGAAAACGAATATGATTCCGCAATGGAAGCAAAATCGGTATCAAACCAGTTGAACTTTAATACTCTCATAGAAATTGCGTTCAAACCATCAATGGTTGCCATCTCAGCAGTTTCAATTGGAACACCCAAGAACTCTGCTACAACACGGACACCAGTATCGGGGTCCGTGTATGGTGCACGCAACTTACGAAACATCATCGGACCAGTTGGGTCAACCAAATCTTTTACAGCCAAATCAGCAGATTTAAACAATGTGCCATCCTTGATTGCTTTAACACCACCAAGTTCGGAACGCATCCACTCTTTAGCAACTTTATCCATTTTGTGAAAAATGTAGTCATCAATAAAACCTATTTCACGGACATTAACAGAAAAATCTTCACCAAATTTAACATACATTTGATTGACTGATTCACGAACATTGTTTTGCCAAACTTTAGTGTCCCGTGCCAACTGTTTCAATTCTTCGGTGATTGGTTGCAAAACCAAATCAGCCTCAGACATTTCAACATAACGATACAAATTTTGTGCTTCCTTATCACGGATAACAGGACCAACACCTTTAACTTTGTTTTTAAAACCCGTACCTGTTAATTCTCGTTGTCGTTTAATTAACGGAATCAAATCCATATTAAATTTTGCAGAAGCAGTAGCGAACTCTCCCTTAGCAAAACGATTTGAAGAAAATTGCAGCATCTCTTTTTGTATTGCCTCAATACCCAACAGCCCTTTGCGTCCACCACCAGCAGCACGCAAACCTGACAAACTTTCTGGTGTAGTAACTTTCCCTACAACACCAGCAACCCTGCCAACAACAGGCAAAGATTTAGCAGAAGTATTATAAACAACATCACCGATAGCAGCCCTAGCACGACCAAAACTGTTTGCAAAACCAATTTCCAACTTCTCTGTCCTAGGTAAAATAACCCCTGCGTAACGCAAACCAAGATTGATGCCTTCACCTTGACGAACCACTTTAGGTATTCCTGCTGCACCAAGACGCAAAATTTTGTCAACAACACCAGCCTCAGCCAACACAGGATATTTTGCAACCATTTGTGCGGTTGACATGTCGGCAACTAATCCTGCTCTGCCTCCGTATCCCATGTTGGCTTTTGCGCCAACACCCACACGACTCAACGGGTCAATATATACTTGAACACCAAAGTTTAATCCTGTGTCACCCAACAAGCCGTCCCTGCCAGTTGAAATAAAATTGTTTACAGGGTCAGTACCAAACAAAGAGTAATCTTTGTTTGTTATATTTTTTCCAATGCTTCTAAAAGTTGGACGGTTTTCATTCAACCATTGTTGTTGCTTTTTCAAATCTTCAATACGACTGTCAAAACCTAAGGCATCGTTTAAAGCAATGTAAGGACCAGCAGCATACCTTGCACCAACTTGAACAGTGGTTTGTGCGGCTGCTTGGACAAAACGATTATAATAACCCAAACCTTCAAAAGTTTGTTTGAGAATAGGCAACTGTGTTGCTTTAGCCAGACCACCCAAAGCAACTTTGCCCACACCTTTGACGGCACCAAAAATACCGCCACCACCATCAGCAGGTTTATCCTCACCACCTCTAGTGATGTTTAACAAATCTCTTACACGACTCTTTTTTTGTCCCGCACTGAGAAGTGGGTCATCCATAATCCTTTGGATACCAGTAGTTTCAGTTTCCTTTAACTCATCACGATTAGCAGTCGGACTAGGAGGTACGGGTGGAGTGTTGCCAATAGTTTTACCAATTGGTTTAACGACAGCCAAAGGTTTCTTGTTTAAAAGAGCCTTATCGGACAGCAAAGGGTTCTTTAAAACAACCATTGTTCTATTTAAAAATCAACTCGTGAACCAAAACCACCGAAGTTTGCTAACGCTTTTTTAAGTCTTTTTCTTTCTTCAGGTGTCAAACCATCAACCTCACCAGCAACAGGTGTATCATCGTATGTTGGCATACTAGGTGTTGCAGGTGTTGCTACTGGTTGAGGATAATCGGTTTCAGCATCAACCTTTTTGCTTGCAGCATCATCCATAGCCTTTCGGAAGGTTTCCATAATGTCGCCTTCGGAACTAACACGATTAGTGTTCAAACTAGCAAGAGCGTCAGCGAACTTGCTGTTGATACCAGAAGCCAATCTAGGTTGCTCCAAAGCCAAATAATCCCTGCCAGATTTAGCGGCACCCATACCAGAATTTCTTAAAGCATCCACATAATTAGTCTGTGCGTTCCCATACTGTGTATTAGACCTAGAAAGCAACTGTTTCATAAAAGTATTCATAGACGCATCAGAAGCCAACTGTTCCGCAACCTTACCCGTATCAGCACCCTGAGACTGTAGTGCAGCCATCAAAGCATTTTGTTGCTGAGGCATGTCAATCAAAGGAACATCTGTATAAGCACTAGGATTAATCAATCTAGACAAAAAGTTTTGTTCAGAAGCGTTAATATCTGTCCCAGCCTGACCCAATACTTTTTGCAAAAAGTTTAACTGGTCCTGCTTTTGGGTACCCAAAGCGGCAGCCTGCGGGTCATAAAGGTCAGCCAAGCGTTTCATAGCATCAGTTTTGGCGGTACCAGCACGAGTTTCATAACCGCCAATAGATTTCATAATCGCATCAAAAGCAGCCTTGTTGTCTGTAGTTTCTTTATCTATTTTTGCTGTAGCAGCATCAGCCTTAATCGTTTCGGCTTTTTCGTCAGCCTGAATTTCCATGTATTCTTTGCGTAACATCGCACGATTAGCAGGCGTGTCAGGCAAACCTGACATGCGCAACTGCTGATTAATATAATCTTTTACAGGAGTAGAATTTTTTGCCATGTTTGTATTTCCATTCTGCGAACCACCTGCAGGTGGTGCTGGTGCATCATTTGTTTTATCAATACCATTAGGGATGCCATCATTATCAGCATCTTTTTTAGCCCAAGCGGTTTGTTCTTTTAAACGATTTTTTTCTGCAAGTTGGCGTGCTTCACCTTCTTTTTTGGCGTTTGCTTCAAACGCCGCCCTAGATTTTGATTGCTCAGGAGTTAAAGTATCCCTAGTTCCTTTAGGAATTTTTGTGTCCGCAGTTGGTCCAGTGGCAGCATCAATTGCCGCTTGAACTTCTTCATCAGTCATCCGAACCAAACGACCATTTACATATTGGATAGCCATAATTAGTAGCCTTGCAACTGACGCAACTGTGTTGCTGTATCAATGATTCTTTGGTTTTTGGCTAATGCCAAATCGTTTATATATTGTTGCAACTCTGATTCCGAATTAACTTCGTCCACGCTAATCTGATTTAATTGGTCTTGCAGATTAGATGTTTCTGCACCCAAACTGCTTTGCAGATTGGTTGCATACTGTTCCAAACCTTTACGCTGAATACCCGACTTCACATTAGGACCAGCCAAACCACGCCTACCATAAGAAGCCATCTTGGGTGCAAAGCCTTCAACATACTGTTTAGTAATATCAGACATCTTGCGTGACCCACGCTTCTGACCCAAAGTAGCAGCCTGTTGATTGGCAATAGAACGATTCCTTCTCCTCAGAATCGCACCTGCTTCACTTAAACCATAATTGCCTGAAACAGCATCCATCATGCTCATTTAATACCTCGTCTGTTCTTTAAACTTATTTTCAGGCTTACTTTTTAAACCATCAATTTCTAGTTGCAACCGTTCCAATTCGCCACGCAACGAAGAAAAGATGCTTTGTAAAGCATCTTTATCGGTACCACTTAGCGTGGACAAGAAAGGTGAGTTCCAAGCCATTAGCCGAAAATCTGTGAACCCAAAACAGTTTGGTCGCTAGAAGATGCCGAAGCAATCACAGCATTAGTAATACTGGTAACTGCTGCAGTAGCAATCTGCGAATACGCAATAGCACCAGAATCAATGTTTGTCCCAGCCGTAGTTGCTTCAACAAAAGTTTTTACATCGTTAAAGTTTGCGTTCACCTCGGTTGCAACGGCAGCAGTGCCGTTGGTAAATGTGTTGGTAAGTGTTAGAGTAGCCATAATTAACCTTTAACTTTCCGTGCCTGATATTTGTATCCAATACTGTTGATACCCCATTTTTGTCCTGATGGACCGTTAAATTCAAGTTGAATACATTTTGCTAAACCCAAATTTGAACCAGTCAAAATAGTGCTAGAAATAGCACCAGCAGACCAATTCTCTCCCCATAAACCTGTACCCCAAATAAGACCGCTAACGGGCGGTGTTTGAGTCAAGTTGAATATGCGGCGTTCGTTACCAACGCTTTCATCAAAGTTGTGGTAAACATTCACCACAATGGTTTGTGGTGAAGAAACTTCTTTAACAACAACATCAGGTCTGCGAAACATTTTCTTTTGCATATAAGACCCACCATCAAACCAGCGTGTCCGATAATAACTTTCAAAACCTGCATTAGTACCAGTGATATTGTCAAACTCGTCACCATACATGTCAACCTTAATAACATAAGGTTCAGTTGGATGAATCATCAACTTGTATTCGTTGTTACTTGAATCAACAAAGTCGCAACCAGAAATCAACCCTTTAGAGTCCGTACAAGAAAACATTGTATAAACACCACTACGAATAGATGGGTCCAAAACAAAATTTACTGTAGGAGTAGAAACCGTAGTAGAAGTAGAATACGGCATAGACAACCACGCACGCTTACCAACCCAAGACAAACTGATAGAAGCACGGTCAGTCAAATTTATATACTCTTGGGCAAACAAAGAACGAATGTTTTCAAACATGTCCCTAATGGAGGAACCATTATAAAAGTATGTTCCATCATTATGAACATAAAAATATACTCCAGTTTCTGAGACAGCAATACTACGAGCAGAACTAACACCTAAACGGTTTGTTAATTCAACAACTTGAAAAGTTGCTGAATCATAACCAGTTAAAACATATATGGCGTTCTGTTTAAAAATCATTAACTGACCAGAAACAACAGCCAAACCCTTGATACCGTCACCGCCGCCAACAACTTCAACATAATCAAGTTCAGCCCAATTCTCAGGAGAGTTTTCCAAAGACCAATACACCCTGTTGGAATAGTTGGTTGCACCAATAGTCACATCGGCAGCAAACAATTTGTTTGTATGAACAGCCAAATGTTTAGCCTTAAACAAAGTATGAACCGTTGCATCAGGAGTAACAAGATAGTTGGAACCACTAATAGCCGTCAAAGCCGTAGCAAAAGGGTCACCAGTAGCCCAACGATACACCGAAGCAGCATCAGACAAATACAGGTCTTTACCCCAAACAGCAGAAGCCATACCATCAGCATTAGTGGCAACAACATCATTACCAGACGAATATTGCAACTTAGAGAAGTTGCCGCCAGTAGAACTATAAACATTAGTAGCAGTAAACAACATAAGTTTGTTTGTCGCACCATAAAAAGGTGTAATTCTACGAGGTGTCCAAGTACCAACCACCGCAGTCGTGTTCAACTGGCGTTGCGCACCACGAGAAAACACTCCACCTCGTGGGTCAATTTCAACATTCAACATTTTAGGTGACTCAAAGTTAGCCAACTGAAACTGGTCGGCACGAAAGTTTATGCCACCAGTAAAATCAGACACTTCAACAATGTTTAAACCAGCCATTAATACTGGCTCCAATCAAAGTTCCGTCCCAAAGTAGCCGTCCAACCATTAAAGGTTGGACGACCCTTAGTACGACCAGCAGACACAATAGTGTAAGCATGACTAGTTGGCTTAGTAACATTCGCTCTAGCCAACTGAACACCTTCATCAAAAGCCCGTTTATAAACCTCAGCCATAGCCGCATCTTCCAAACTTTGAAAAATACGGGAACAAGCATAATAAACTAAAGCAAAATGCAAATTAGGGCTAGCATCCACAGCACCACCAGTAGTAGCCCAATCAATCGGCTCACGATAACCACGAGCCGTCAAAGTCCGAACCGTACTCGGCTTCGGAAACAAATGTATCTTCCCCTGCCACACAGCATAAAACAAAGGGTCACCAGAAGTATCATAAGTACCCAAATAAGTTTCCTCTAAAGTATCGTAACCAACCATCTCCAAACGCTTACCAATACCCGTAGCATCCGTAATAGAAACAACACTAGCAATAGGGTCAGCCGTCAACGCCGAAATTGTGTAAGCCCTCTGGTTGGCAACCGTAGCAAAAGTAAACGAAGTTTCCAGAAAAGTCCAACGCTGCTCCAAATCTAAAATACGGTAATAACCGTCACGAATATAAAGGTTTAATAGCGAATCGGACAGGTCCTCGGTGTCAAGGTCAGTGATGGCTGGGACTGTGCTACGCAAAGTAGCAGCAGTCATCGTTTGATGAGCAAAC